AACCACCCGCACAATGGGGATGTACTTACCCGCCCAATCGCGTTTCTCCAGCACCTCGTAGCCGTTGCTCTTAACCCAGCAAACCTTCTCCCGCTGCGAAATTCGAGTCTTCAACGGCTTGCCGTAGAGCATCTTGAGTTGCTTGTCATCAGGCGTGTTGTTAAACGCCGTGATGTTGTTGGGGTACAGGTTGAGTGTCTCGGCTTTGTACTCCCGATAGAAGTACTCTGCAATCCGCACTGTCTCATCGCGCAGCCATTGCTGTAGGTCTTGGTCGCCAATTCCAAGGGACTGCAAGCTGCTGATAGGCGCAGCGTCTGGGTACAGGCGCTCGTACTCGTCTTTTGGCACATCGTCAGTGACAAAGCACCACCGGGCATCCGCACCGCATGGGTCTTGGATAGCGGGATCCATGTAGACCGAGAATGAGTTGCGAATACGGCCTATCTTGAGTTCTTGGTCAAAGCTGTTTTCGTCGCAGTATTCAGTTAGTACCCGAATGTAGCCTTCACCATAGGTGACTTGGTTCTCGCAGGCAGTTGCATAGGCAATGTCAGCGTCACTGATGTACTCAATGTGCCTTACTATGCCGTTGAATATCTCTGCCATCTCAGGGTCAGCAACGTCATCCGCTGGTATAACTTTGCCGCTTGGCTTGTTGTACCGCTGGTCGTTGGTGACTTGTCGCACGTGCTGCGGCAACTTGTTAATAGTCAGGCAAGGACGCGCGTTGATGGTCTGCCCCTGGACGGCCCCGCGAGTCGCCAGTACATCAGCAGGCCATTGCCACTGGTTGTCTGGACTACCCGCCATAAACCGCAGGTCATCCAGTTCGTTGCCTCGGCTCTCACTGTAGGCATCAACCGCCATCGTCATGCGAGAGCGCATGGTGGAGAGCATATCGCTGTACTCTACATCGTCGCCCCCACCAAAATCGGCAACCTTGCCAGCCTTGTTAATGCCGGTGTAGTCAGCCATTACTTTTTTGCCTTTTTCTTAACCGCATATGCAATTGCCACGGCCTGTTTGACAGGCTTGCCTGCCTTGACCTCGGCCCTGATATTGGCCTTGAACGCCGCAGGCGTGGGTGACTTTTTGAGTGGCATTATTTCTTTTTCGCCGTCTTAGCGGAATCTTTGAAATCCTTGGCGGTAGGCGCTGCCTTGCTGCCGACTTTGTTCATCTTCTCGCCAGAGCCAGCTTTGATACGGGCTTGTTTGGCGTTGATTGCAGCGTAGAGGCCGGGTTTAGCTGATTTCATGATTTCTTCCTTGCCATAGGTTTGTGAAGGCTAGGTTCCATCTTCTTTTCCATAGCGGCATAGGCTTTTTTGCTTGGAGCCATTTTCTTTTCGGCAGCCTCCATCTTTTTGGATTCTCCTTTGCCAAACGGATTCATTTTCTTTGTAGCCATGATTAGCACTTCCATCGTTTAAGGGCTGCTTTAGCGCGTTCGCCGTCTTTGGCGTTGGCAGCTACTGCTCCCATTCTTGCACAAAATGAATCCTTGCGGCCTTGGTCTGCCTTGGTCTTGGGGTTTGGGGCAGGAGCCTTCAAGTTAGAGCCAGTGGCTGCATTGTATACAGCACGGCCCTTGGCAGTCAAACCAGCGCCCTTGGACGTTGGCAGCTTCTCGCCACGCCCAACTGATAAAGATACACCTTTTTTAGTAGCCATCAACTACCCATCCAACCTGTAGACACCGCTGAGTGATCTGAGTACCTGCGCGGGGCTGCTTCCCGGTACTCCCGATGCGCCACAGGGAAAGCAAACGTCACGCATATCGCATCCGCAGCGTCTGGACTAGCTAAACCCCGTGCTTTCATCTCTTTCTTGCTCTCCAAAAAGATCGTACCCCGTGAGTCAGGCTTCATCAAGGGCGAAATAAGGTCTGTCTTTAAAAACCTATCCTGCGGAATACTAGCAGATTTGAGCCAGTCCTTCATGTCACCCCACATCTGCGCCCTCATATTACCGTACATGATTGGGTTTTTGGCCTTATTCCCAAAGTTTACACCCTTTATCTTGTACCGCTGCTCCTTGAGCCTATCCACAATCCCCGCCCCCAGCCCACCCTCATCAATTACCACCATTGCAGGCTTGTACTCCTCCATCGCCTCAATGATATGCCCCACCACCGTCATCGTATCATCACCCCGGTACTTCTTAATCGCCACAATATCCCGCCCTTGCCGCACCGCAATCACCGTAGCATCAGCCCCAAACCGCGCTGGGTCTACACCAATGATGATTGGGGCTGAGTTGTCCTTGTACTTCGGCCTTTTCATGGCCTCATCGACCGTATTACTCGGAATAAACTGGTCATCCCCCGCACTCGGAAACTCACCGTACACCTCAACGTGCGCCTGGGCACTGTCCGGCCCGTACTCTTGGATAATCCGCTCATAAACTTGTTTGTCCGTCCCCTCCACCGTCCTAGCATCCACCACCTTAGTCACCCAAAAGTCCCGCTTTGAGTGAAATGTCTCATAAAAGTACCCCGTGTTGCGCCGTGGGTTGCTAAACGCCAGCCAAAAACGATTCGGCGTGTTTTCCGTAAAGAATCCACCCGTCACCGCCCAGATGCTGTCGTCAATACCTGACGCCTCATCAAAAATTACCAGCACACCATCAAAATTGTGTACACCAGCATAGGCATCAGGGTTCTCCGCACTCCACAGCCGCCCCTCCACACCCCAATACCTCGTACCCTTCTTCAAGTCGCGCTCGACTAACTCAGTTAACCACTTTGCAGGCGTTACCCGAGTGGCTGAGACTTCAAACCAGTGACTGTTAATAGACATTGCCAGCCATTTGGTAATCTCAGCCCAAGTAATTGAGCGTAGCTGGTTCTCACTGTTCGCCGAGATAATAGTTGTACTGCCAATCCTAGTAGACAGCATCCATATAGTCAGCCATGAAACTAACGCCGACTTACCAATACCCCGACCGCTTGATACTGCTTCTTGGAGTACGGCAAAGTCCACCATGCCTTTGTTATTCTTAATATGCGTAGCAATGTCATTCAATACATCCCGTTGCCATTTTCTTGGGCCAGAGAAATGCTCCAGCGGCGTACCCTTTTGACCCCAAGGAAACAAATACAAAACAAACGCCAGTGGGTTATCTTTAAGCGATGGAACCCATAGCCTTGCCATAAGTTCCTGCTCGTCTTCAGGTTGGTAGATAGTCGATTGCATTTATGACGCGCATCTCTGCTTGTTCTAGTGCCTGGGTGATGGAGATGCGCTGGTTGACTTCGACCGATATAGCCTGCTTGGCAACCCAGCCGTGTTGATGCTTGAGTATCTCTAGCGCGGCTTTGGCGTCCCCGTTGCGCGCTGCGTTGTGCAGTATCTCGGCCATCTCGCGTTCGCCGTCGGCTTTGCCCTTGAGCGCAGCCATGCCGACAACCGGGTCAAAGTTGCACAGCGTCAGGTACTCTTGCGGCAGCATACCGGCTGCAAGCGCCAGTGTCTCGCCATGCAAGCCTAACCGGGCTGCTTCGTACACCGATTGCAAACGCGACTCAGTCGCCTTAAGCGTTCTAATAGATAACGGCAGTGACATCATGTTCCGTTTTATACCATAAAAATAAAAATTGTTCGCTAACGCTCCGTAGCTGTGGCCCTAACCGCTCGGCCCTGCTACCCCCGCCTTGGGCGCCGAGCCGCGCAGCACCAGGGCGCAGGGCCGCGCTGGCCGCGCAGCACTAGGGCGCAGGGCCGCGCTGGCCGCGCAGCACCAGGGCGCAGGGCCGCGCTGCCGCGCAGCACCAGGGCGCTGGCCGCGCAGCACCAGGGCCGTGTGCCGTGTGTGCCAGCACACGGCCAGCCAGCACACGGCCAGCCAGCACACGGCCAGCCAGCACACGGCCAGCCAGCACACGGCCAGGGCCAGGGCCAGGGCCAGCGTGTGCCATGTGTGTCATTGTGGTCGTATGGCACACATGGCACACACTTGCGCCCGTGTGGGTTATGTGGGTCATGTGTGCCATCATTTTCGATTTGAAGTCGCGCCGCAAACGTGGAAGTCTTACACTATTCATACTGTTATTATATACAGTATATATATTTTCATAGACCTATACAAATATATGACACACATGGCACACACATGGGCTTTTTCAGAGGGCCGGATCACACCTGCGCCGTCACCCACACAATCGCCCACGTCACCCACAAAGTACTAAGGGTAAACCCCTACGTAGTGAAAAGTGTTACGTATCAAGCACTTAGCGCACGCGCCAGGGCGCTGGCACGATTCTCTTATGCTCTATATGTGAGGGGGTCAAATTCTCGGCTCTCTCTAACTACAGTAAAGGACAGTACACCATGCAAACCCGCGAAAACTGGCTCTCTCAAGCAACCACTGAACTGCGCGCACTGTTTAAACAGTGTGGTGTAGACCTACCCTTGCAAGTGCGCGCTTCGTGCGGCTTTCCCTCAAAATCAGCACTGGCAAGCAAAAATCGCAGAATCGGCGAGTGCTGGTCTGCCCGTGCCAGTGCTGATAAACACGCCGAGATTTTCATCTCGCCCACAATCAGCGAAAGCGCCCGAGTGCTAGACATTTTGGCGCATGAGATGATTCACGCCTCACACCCGAATGACGGGCACGGCAAAGCGTTTAAACGCACTGCCCTTGCCATTGGTCTCACTGGCAAGATGACTGCAACAGTAGCCGGGCCACAATTCACTGCGTGGGCCTCACCAGTGCTGGCTCGGCTCGGCGCGTATCCTCATGCTGATCTAGTCCCCGCAAACGCGCAGAAAAAGCAAAGCACCAGAATGTTGAAGTGTGTATGCCGTGAGTGTGGTTACACAGTGCGCGTAGCTGGCAAGTGGCTAAACGATATGGGCGCGCCTCACTGCCCAGACCACGGCGAGATGCACAGCGTTTAAACAGTGCCAGCTACTGCCCATGTAAATGTGGGCAGTGGCGGGAATTGTCCCGGCAATAAAGTAAGGTACACCATGAAACAGACTATCAACCACGCCAGCCAGTTCCGCAACGCCTTCCGCGCCTACGGGCGTCAAGACCAATTCAGTTATGAGGCGCTTGGCCTGTTGTTCGATTATTTGGAAGACGTGCAACCAGATTATGAACTAGACGTTATTGGCCTGTGTTGCGACTATGCCGAATCGACGCCCGTAGAGATACTTGAGAGCCACGGCATTGAATTGAACGACGACGAAAAAGAGGATGCTATCCCGGTCGCCATGCAATATCTTGAGGATCGCACCTCAGTGGTCGGCCTCACGTCTGCTGGTTTGATTGTCTACGCTTCCAACTTCTAAGGGGGTTATTATGCCTTTACGCTCACCATCAACCCGCGCACTGCGCCAGCTATTTGGCGCCGACGCCGCCCAGGCCAAGGCGCTACTGAAAATGTCACGCGACCAGCTACTGCGAACGCCCATAGGCGCTGCGCGGCTGGCCGAGTGCTATCACGCGCCGACGACGCAAGATATCCGCATGGAATGTCTCAACGCTCTCGGCGGGTTTCACGGCGTGGAAGGGTTTACTACTCGGCGCGGTGAGTGCCTGTACCTAAACGCTGGCGACACTTACACGCCGACGCTGGTGCGCTACGGCTCGTCTTATCGGATCGGCTGCTGGGGCGATATCGCCGAACGGCACGGGGCGACGGCATGATGGCCCGGCTGGCAGTGGCCGGGCTGGCCCTGATGATGCTGGCCGGGCTACTGGCCGCGATGCTGGCCTATTTCGACGTGCTAGTCGCGTGATGGACTATGAGCCGATAGGGTCGGCTCATGGGCACTCATGCCAAATAACCTGGAGTAAATTATGGACACACTATCCTGGGCGCACCTACGCGCATTAGGCCGCGCCGACAATGGCGGTCGCTGGTACCCGCGCGAAGATATCGCGCCCTACTTCAACGGCCTACGCGCACCCTCCCGCGCATGGCCCAACAGTTACGCCAAAGCCGCGCAAACGGCCAAGTTTGCGAAGTGGCTGCGCGTTAACCATTCGGCCCTGGCCGATCAATTGGGGCTAACAGCATGAAGACCATTACCCTCAACCGCGCACGTTACACGGTGCGCGACGACCGGCACTCATTCCTATCTGATATCCTAAAACTCACGGGTAAGCATAAGCCCGTCAAGAGTAAGGGGCCAGACCGGCGCCTGTACCCGACCGACGGCAACGTCAGCACGGCGGCGTACGTCGCGCAGTACTACGCGCTTAACTCAACTCATCGAAACTTTAAAGCCTGGGGCGCGCCCTACGGTACAGACAATACCCTAGCGGGTTTCTATGAGAATCTTAG